CACAGGTCGTTAAGCTGTCGCTTTGATACTATTGGAAAGGAAGCGTTAGCTTCCTCTCAGAGTGTGTTAACGGCGCCAGATGATTTTTACAGTGCCATCGGGATACACATGGTAAACATATTCAGTCATTGAGCATAACCTTTGCAGTTGAGATGGACCACCAGATAATGAAAGTGGCAGAGGAAACAAAGAGAATAGTGAATGGTAACATAAGATTCGCTTTCGGTTGGAGGTTGTGGATGGAGGTTGTTGGTGGTTCAACAATAAAAATAGATATATAGATTGAGTTGCTATATATCTATTTTAAGTGTTAGAATAGTTTTTGTATAAGAGGATGTTTAGAGAGATAAGATTGGAAGAAGTGTTCGGCGATGTTGTAGGAATATTGGGATTGTGAGTATTGGGAGAGTGTTTGAATTAGGTCCCACGGGTCGTCGTTAGGTGAGATGGTTAATGGAGTAGTGTTGGGATGAGTGATATTGTCGATGAGTTGGAGGATATCGGTATCGGTGATTTGAAAGAAGTTTTTAGTGTTGGTGAAGATGTGGTTAGGAATGTGATGCATGATATGAGACTCGCTGTTAGAAGGTTAAGAGATTTATTATTGTAGAAGAGAAGGCGTTAGCCTTCTGGGAGTATAGTGTGAGATACTTAGAGAGTATGTGAGAGAGTATGTATAGAGGGAATGTGAGTACAGTGTGAGATGTTTTAGAGTGTGCTGAGAGATAGGCGTAAGGTTACTTTAAGTAGATATAGGGTGAGGTACTCCAAGTAAATGTAAGTGTAAGTGTGAGATACTGTGAGATAGTGTAAAGTGGGGTAGGTAAGTGTGAGATACTGTGAGATATTAGTAGGGGGTTAGGAATTATATAGGGGGTATATATATATATTAGGTTTAAATTAACCTATCCTTAGACCACTCTTACCAACTCTTAACCTCTATTAACATCCCTATCTTCTAGCTTAGGGTGCTATAAACTATATGTAGTATCTTATAGTATACTTTATAATATATATAGTATAGATATCCTCCCCCTCTTTAAGGAGACATTTAAAGCTCACTACGCTCATAATAAATAATTTAAATGTCCCCTTAAAGTAAAGTTAGTGAGGACTACTACAATGACAGATAAGAAGGAGTTGCTTAAGTTACTCAAAGAGAAACAAAAGCGTACTAAGCTAGCTGACTATGAAAATGACTTCAACAGCTTTGCTAAAGACAATATTAAGATTATTACAAAAGATGCTAGGGCTGGTTTTGTTGATTTCACCTTTAATACATGTCAGGAAGATATTAACAAAGCGCTGGATAAACAGCTTGCTGAAACCGGGAAGGTTCGCGCTATTATCCTTAAGGCTCGGCAACAGGGTATATCAACTTACTGTGCTGGTAGAGTATTTTGGAAAACTTACTTCACACCACATGCACGTTCTGTTGTTATGGCGCATGATAGTGCGACTTCAGATGCCCTGTTTACTATGAGCAGGAATATCATTAAGAATATGAATCCTGAGTATAGACCTAATGAGGTTAAATCAAATGCTAAAGAAATTGTTATATCAGCACCTCATTTTCCTAAAGATGCTTCGGGTGAAAGGCCTGTTGGCTCTTATAGACTATATACAGCCGGATCTCCGGAAGCAGGACGTGGAACTACACCAACTATTGCACATCTCTCAGAGGTCGCTTTCTGGACGCATGATGAGAAGATATTGGCGGGTTTGTTTCAGGGTATCTCTGAGGCTCCAGGCACAGAGGTTATTATTGAGTCAACAGCTAATGGTGCTAAGGGTGAATTCTATAGATTGTGGAAGGGTGCTGTAGAAGGTGAGAATGATTACCTTCCGTTATTTCTTCCGTGGTTTCGGACTCCCGAATACTGGAGAGAACCACCGGAAGGTTTTGAACGATCCTTGGAAGAGGATCTACTAGTAGAACAGTACGATCTAAATGATGGTCAACTCTACTGGCGTCGGTTGAAGATTGCTGAAGGTGGGGAATTAAAATTCCGCCAGGAATACCCAGCGTCTCCCGATGAAGCGTTTATTACAGCAGGCTCTTCTGTGTTTGATCCAGAGAAAACAGCTAAGCTGATCCCTATCGAACCTGATAAGAAGATGAACTTTGACTATGCTTCGTCAACATGGGAACCTTCTAGTGAAGGTAAGCTACATATATGGGACTACCCTGATTGGGATAGTAATTATATTGTTGCTGCAGATGTTGCACTTGGGGTGGGTCAAGATTATTCAACAGCAGTAGTCTTAGA